AGTATAATCTCCTGCTACACCGGAAGTGCCTTTGAATTCTTTTCTCTGTACAAATTCAGTAGATCCAGTATTGACACCATTAACTAGTCTTCGAGGAAGTTTTACAATCTTGTTAGAGAGTTTGTTTCCTCTTACCTTAAAGGTTGGATCAATAGAATTAAATTGTGCTTGTGGAGAAACCGTTGTATCTACAATACTCGTCGCGGCATTCACTTCACTATATTTTGCATCGCCGAGTGTAAAATAAAGTCTGTAAACTGTGTTTAATCCCTCTCCTCTTATTTTTTCTATGTTTGTCGGAATAATAGTTTTGGAAGTTCCTCCAACAACATAACTCGAATTTGGACTATTATCTGACTGAATATCGGGAAGAGTTGCGTCTGTAAACTTACCTTCTATGTAAGTTCCAACTCCGGAATTCATTGTTACCGATTCCCCCGTTTTGGTGTCACGAGCCTTGTCGGTCATGATACTGAAACGATTCATAATCTGTGTTCTTTTCCCTTCAACATAAGCAACGCCGGGATTAACATCAACAACATATTTACTTTTCAGTGTCGTAATGTCTGATCCAGTCGCCTCATATTTTCCGTTATTTCCTAACTGATCATTATAGGCTTCACGAGTCTCAATGATAAACTTATTCAGAGTATAGTTTCCGCTTTCTTCGGAAGTTCTCTTCGCAAGAGTATCACCAAGTGTTCCCTGATTACTTGAGTATTTTGTAGAAAGAGGTTCAATTTTCTTTCCGTTTTGTAGAGTAAGAAGAGTTACAAATTCGGTTGAAGATGCTCCAGTGAGATCAAAGACTTTTCCAGAATTGTCAGAAATACCTGAAATGCTTGCTTGATCTGTTAGGGCAACTAATGAAAGAGTAATTGCATATCGATCTGCGCCCGCCGCTGATGTATTTGGTACTCCGGTTGCATTATCAAAAAGAGAACTGTCATCCGAAGTGGTTTTAATTGATTCATTAATCTTAAATGCTACTCGACCATTAATTTTTGTATCAACATCTGGTCTTATAATAATAGTTTCCGTTTCCTCAACATTGACAAAGTATCCTCCAATAAAATATACACCCTTATCAATATGGAGTTTTGTTGCGAATCCACTAGCCGAAACTGTACCTATTGTAGTTCCGGTAGAAACAGATGTGTCACTTATTGCTGTTTGAGATCGAATTGTTTGATTAACACCAAATATTCCCTCATTCGCGGCCTTTTTCGTGTAACGAAGATATAGTCGATATTTTGTTTCACTGGTAGTTGTAACCAACGCCTCAAAATCAACTACGTCAGCAGTAAGACCTACCAAACCATCATCTGCATCAATGAGTGAATCAATTTTCTTCAAGAGACCTACTCTTGTAAGAACATCGGCCGCGGTTGGTGTGCTGCTACCAATTTTGAGGTCGGCATGAGTTAGTGTTATGTCGATGTAGAAAAGATTTCCGTCAGTCGTGACATCTCCATCTAAAACTCGACTTCCATCCGCAAATATGTGCGATCCAAAACGATCTACCTGAGACTGTATGAGAGTCTGGAGTTGATTGAGCTCGCGAGTCTGTACCGGAAGGCCGGGTTTGAAAAGTATTTTGTGGTGTCCCTTTGCTTCGTTGCCTGACGATACATAGTCGTCAAAATATGGTGAAGATTGGTAGAGTGTAGTGTTGATAGCCATAGGTCTTTAGAATTGTAAAACTATTCTTACTTTATCATTTTGTGAACTAGATCTTGTTATAGATGTTCTGTTATCGAGCATAAGGACTTCTCCGCTGAGATCCAATTGCGAAAGTGTTATCGGTGAGTTGAGAGGTGAGTGATCAAGAGCGTTATCGTAATGCTCAGAGTCAACAATAGAAGTGTAATCAAATGTAGTTGAATTGTTAGGTTGTTGAACCCCACTCGCATTGAAAATCTTAAGTGTTCCGCTCAGAGGAAGAAGATCTTGTGTTACGGTGCTTGAACTGTTCTGATGAAAGTAGATCTTATCGGGTGTTCCACTATCATCTATATAATCAATCCAAGCCTTCTCTCCAGTTGTAGTCTTTTCGACATACCATCCACTGGCGGGTGTGAGGGAAGAAAGATCTTCTGATCCATCCATAAGAATATATGAAAGTGAATCTATTGTTCCATAGGATTCGGGTGAATCGTTTGCGGAATCGAATTTAGGACTCTTGATAATCGAGACTTGACGAAAGGTAAGATCAGTCGGAGTTTCTCCGGTTGGAGAATCGTTACCGTCAAAATCTGAAGATACTCCAAGATAGTATGCCGGAAAAACATCAAGGTTGTTTGCACCAAATCCATCGGCGGGAGCGATCAAAGGTTGAATCTCCGCTTCAACATATGGTGAAGAAGTTGTTGGAGCGGTAGTGAAATCAATACTTGCTTTAAGTATTCCATTTGTACTTCCAACACCCAAAGCAACAAAGTCAGTAAGAGTCAATGCATCGGCCGGAGAATCACCACTGTAAACGGCCGTTATCTTTTCATCCGAAACAACAATGTGCAAGTTCGATGTAGCAGTTGTCCCGTCTATTTGTGTGTATCGAAGTTTTGCGGGATGAGTCCCATTGGTGTATCCACTTCCAGCTGAAACGATCTTAAACCCATAGAGCAAACCCTGTGTTGAGTTTGCGGGTGGTGTGATGTTGACAGGAATCTCAAAGAAAGTCGAAGAGTTTGCGAAATCACTTCCGGTCGGAACCTGTCCTATTCGAGCCCAAATGTATCCATCCGATCCTTGTGCTGCTTCACCATTTGTAGCTTCTGGACTGTCGTAAGAACTTTGAGGAGCGACTGTACTATTGGCTCCTCCGTTATTGTCAAGACAGATGTAAAGGTATCCATCAGATCCTATCGCGTAACAACCGCGAGAGGTTACTATACTACCATCATAGGCAATGTTGAAACATGTGCGATCAGTACGATCATATCTCTTCCAAACATTACCGGAAGACCATGTTTGATTTGTCTTGGGTAGAAGTCTTTCGATATTGGAAGAAGAAAGAAGTTTCATTGAGATGAGATTCTGAATCGCATCCTGTCTTTCGAGTTCACTACCACTTGGAGTAGGAGGTGTTGTCTCATTATCCCAAGGATCACTCTTACCGATACCGATGTAATATCCGCTTGCCTGAGTAAGAGGTGAATCAAGTGCTAAAGTATTTACGTCTGTAACAAATGCATTTGCATTGTTCTTCCGATGATCATCTGTAATTATCGCGGGCATATTCTTTTATTTATATTACTTCTATCCACCCAGGCTGGTTTGTTGGAGTATGATTTGATAAACCAGTATAAAGATCCTGTACCCAGTTAGATTCCGTAGTTGTGAAGGAAGGAACAGTTGTTCTTTCTGTTCTTAGGGCTCTGGACTCAACTATCAAATCGGGAAAGAGTTTCAAACCAGCGGGATGAACCAATTTAAGATAGGCCCGATTCCATCGATCATATGATATTCCACTATTGATCACGTAGGAGTAGTTTTGCCATCTATCTCCATTGTGTAAACGATTATCATAGGATACGTAACTTTTTCTACCAGCGGATGTACTAAAAACCTTTTCCGAAGGATATTCAACATTCACTTCTTCATCAAAAAAGAGTTTAAAGAAGATTCGAATACTATCCTGAGATCCTCTCGCCTTGTAGAATTGTACTATATTACGAAAGAGTTGTCTATTCTCTAAAACATCAGAGTTTGGTATGTCTCTTGCAATCTCTTTCTTGAGATAATCAAGGTAAGCTGTGTCAATAACATCAATATCGTGCTCGTGTGAAATACGATTGATGATATTGGTAGGTTGATCCTTTTGGTTTAGATACTCATAATAGTCTTCCAGAAACGAAACTAAACCATCTGTACCATCACCCGTAACAGTAGACCGAAGTTGAAAGGGAAAGAGTGAAGTGACTCCTTCTTTTTCTCGGTTGTGAAAATCTACTCCCCCTATTGTTTTTTGCCGGTGAGCCATTACTTATCTCTTGAAACTGTTGTGTATTCTGATAGGAAACTCGCATCAGGATCTGCGTCCACCTGAGTTTCACCAAGATCAAAGGCAAGAACTTCTCTTCTTTTAGAGAGAATATCATCGGATGCAGGTCTTACCTTTACCTTTATTTCAGTTGTCTGTGAAGATGGTAGATTGTTCAACTGAAGAACACCAGTTGCAGGAAATAGGAATCCAGCGTTTTGAACTACCTTCTCGACTGTACCATTCGCTTTTCGTTTAAAAACAAATATCTTTCTTCTTTCGGTCTCACCAACAATCTTCTCATCTCCCAACTCAACATATGAACCACTATACCCCCAAGAAGTTGATGATATCATTGCTTCTGTCTGATCAATACGGCCATCAAGAGCAAAAGTGAAATCTATACTGTCGTTTTCACTTTCATTTCCAGTAACAGTAATTGACAGTTTCTTGTATGCATATATTCGAGCAACCGAGTTAAGGATCGCGGCGTTCGTTTGATCAATGTCTTTAAGGAAAGTAGAGTAACGAAATACTCCGCTAAAGTTGTTCAGATTATTTTCGTTAAATGTAACAATACTATCTCTAACATCTGTTTCCAACTCTTGTTCTGTTTTATTGGTAAGAGTCGGGTTGTATTTAAAGAAAACTTCGGCATAAAGGAAAGTGTAAAGAGGATCTCTCAATTTTGGTTTGATCGCAATCACTTTACGATCATCCAGAAATGCTTCTACTTCATCCTTTTCAGTATCCGAAAGGGTTAATTGATTAATATCAAGAGGTCTAATTGAAACATTCACTTCTCCAAAGTTGGGAATGTCATTATCTTGACCACCCCAAACAGCAACATCTTTTACGTTTGTGATGTTTTGGCGAATAAGTGTCTTGTAATCCTCGGCAGTGACAGCCCTATTTTGTGAAACAAAACTAAGAGGAGCATTGTATTTGATACTTGCAAGAGATTCTCTTTCTTCTCCACCTTGAGACTTTACCTTGAGAGTAATTGTAGATGTTCCATCAATTATTGCATTTGCTCCACTAGCATAAGTAAACGACCGAGCTCCGTTGGCCGGTTCTCCATCGGTAGTAATGAAATCTATACGAACCGTGTCTAAAGGACTTAAACTTTTACCGAGAACACCATCGCCAAATGTTACATTGTAATATCCATCTCCATTTTCATGAAGAAAATAAATTTTACTTGTACTATCAATGTTAGTAAATGTAGAAAATTTTGTATATGTTTCCGGCGTTGCATTGTTCGTTGTAGGAAAAACCTGTACCGTTAATTGTGATATATCAACATTATCATAACCAATAAGAAACTTTTGATATATCGAATCATCAACAACATATTCAATTCTTTTTCGTGTTGATTGGTAAATTTTTAGATTGGTAAATTTAAATTTATTACCATCTGACAGAGGAGCAGTAACATTTGAGAGTGTCTGAAATGTGAAATTTCTATCATCAATTGTGGTAGTAAATTTTGTACCAGTCGGAAGTGTATAATTCTCCGCACTGGAATCTCCTTTTCGAGTGAAAGTCACATCTAATGTTGCAACTGATGCGGTTTTACTTGATGGTGTGTATCCCAAAAGTTTTGCCCGAGAAACAACATTTGCTCTTAACTGTGCGGAATCCAAAAAGGATTCATTCATCGCCATATGAGCATTGACCGCATTGTAGTGTGTGTTGTACGCCAATACATCAAGAAGAGAACTGAGACCAGACCCCTCGAAATCCCAATCGGCAAACGCACTTCCGGTTCGTTTGAAATGACTCTTGAGGTTTGTCTTTATCTGATCAAAGTCAAGTTCTGTAGTATTAAATTGGGACATATTATCTGAGTCTCTGTAAGTTAAAGGATACTTCGGTTTCGATCTGAAGGAATATTACGGTGAATGCAATATTGACTATATACTCATTCTCCTCAGAGTTATCAAAAACCTGAACATTCACACCCGCTACTCTTGGTTCATAATTTTTTAGAACTTCAAGTATTTCATCACGTATTGCGATTGCCGTAAACCTGTCGGCCGGTTCAAAAAGTTTTGAGGTTACATTACCACCGATTTCTGGATGAAAGGGTTTTTCAAAAAAGTTAGTGAGAACAAGGTTTTTTACGGATTGTTTGACCGCATATACATCCGTAAGTGGATTAATATCTTTGCTATTTCCATTTTCGATAAAATGTAAATCGAGATCCGAATAGGATTTTCGGGTGGCCACATTTGATGCTCCACCACCAACTCTCTTATTACTGTCTACAATCGCCATGATATCTATTTATATGTTTTACCTCTAAGAATTCCAAGGTAAAGATTCTTTTGATATAACTCTTTTTATTGGTCGAGATGCAAGAATAGACGCAGCAATGGAATCATTTACAGTTGTTCTAAAATCAGCATCGTTGTCGTACTTTGTTCGAACAATTGCAATGGCGTCTGATTCGCTCATAGAATCACTCCAAAGAACTTGAGGTGAAGAATCTTGCAACATAAAAAAGTCTGAATGGAAAGCGGTTTCCGCTGGACTTGCGTCATTGGTTCCATGTATGGAGTATTTGATGTGTTGAATTACTTCAGCACTTGCGGCCGTTTCTTTTTCGGTTACGATGCGTAGTATTTCGAATGTATATGTCATTATTCTGGTGGGTTGTTAGGCAAAATGAGCAGTTACTCTCTGTATGGCGGTTTGAAAAGGTGTAATATCATAGGAAGGAGAATCATTCCACAATCCTCTTGCAATTACTGTTTCGAGATGACCTTGAGAAGCTCTTAATTTTTCTTCGGTCACTGAAGGTAGAGGAATCAATGGTTCCG